AACATTACTATTTATGCTCGTGTTCTTGTAGCCCTACTGAAATCGGTAGGGCTACAAATGAAAAATCTATTGCAATTCTCAATCTCCGAACTTCATCGAATAAATCACTCTGTACAGCCTTATGACCTTAGATTTAGGAACATTCTGATTTTCAAAAACGCTGTTCTCGTTAATCCTCCTGCACTCGTAGTAATCTCCTCGGTCATATATTCTCCTAAACAAGAACCCAAAATCACTTGTATCAACGACCATTGCAGCACCTTGCACAATGTCCGAATTACTCTTCATGTGTTCAAGTGCGAGGACTTCTCCGATTTTATATTCGGGCAGCATCGCGTCTTGCCGAATCGTATAATAAAAGTCAATAGATGTGTAAGGCGGTATTGCAGGAATGTATTGCAGTTTAAGCGTTTTATCATCCTTAATCACAGAATACACGTCTGTATCAGATTGAGTGGCGAGCTGTTTTGTCACGACTGGTCGGAATACGATTTCTTTGTGCTTATCGCCTTCATCTTCCTCTCGCGTGCGCGTGCGCGCGTTCGTAATAGTTATATTGTTGTTTCCGCTTGCGTTATCTCCATAGGTCTTGTTGCTCGCTATGTTGGTTGTAGATTGGTCGCGGAGCATTTCGCCCTCACCTGTAAGTAGCCATGAGTAAGAAAGTCCGTAAAGTTCGGAAAGTTTTGCAGCATTAGATTTACCAATGATTTTCTTTCCATTAATCACTGCACTGACATAAGGTTGTTTAAAACCTGTTTCCTTAACAATATCGTCTTGTTTTTTTCCTATAGACTCGAAATAAACCTTTAATTTTATTAGATGATTTGATTTCATTATAACTGTTTTATTTATAAATTAATTATTTATTTTGCAATCTTATAGTTTACATTTCGTGTTAATAGATATTAAAAAATAAGTGTATAACAAAAATAATTATGTTTTATGTTGTAATATAATCTTTTTAGTTATACATTTGCAATGTGTTTTAAAACAAGTTACTAAACTTGTTACAAAACATGTTGCAAATATAACAAATAACAAATAACAATGAAAACAGTTTACAAGAAAGATTTAGGGCCATAGTAAAAAAATCAACTTGGACGAGTTCGAGGCTCGCGAGGTTGAGATTATGACCGAGAGCATCAACGAAGGAAAAGGAAAAATATGCGAGGTAATTCAATCGTCCCTCCTTTATGGGACGTATTGCAAAACTGAATTGAGTGCGATGAGTGCGCTCTTCTTTAACAACTCTGACAAATACGAATTGAATTACTCGGAATTTGAATAATAAAGGTAACGTGGAACTAACCACCCCACACAAAAATTAAAACACAATGGCAAAAGGAAGCGGTGGAACGCGCAATGTTGCGCAAAAAAAACAAAACGGAAATCTTCCCGTTGAAAGTTTAAGAGAATTCTTTAGCGGTGTACACGATGAGGGAAGCAGAGATTTTAAATTGCAGAGATTGGCATCAAGAGGATCTATTGAACGAGAATCCGATTTAAAATTGGTGAATGAAATAATAAGTAAAAGAAAAAGTTGGGAAAATGCAACAAATTCTGAACTAATTGCTATTGCATCTTTAGAAAGAGCTAAAAGTAGATATTTATCTGATAAAGGTCTTGAAGAAAATAGAAAATACAACGAACTCTCATCTAAATTAAGCAATGCACGTTCGAAAATCAAAAAAGAAGAATACAGAAAAGCTCTTGATGCACAAGAGCCGAAGACATTTGCTCAGCTAAGGAAAGACAAGGAAACTGCACAGAATATATACGATAAAGTAGATAATTTTTTGAAAGGATATAAAGCTCGGTATCAAGGTTCTTCTGGATGGCGTGATATGGTTTATAGGAATTACAGAAAAATTGGCAGAGAAGATGAAATCTTTGGACGTAATAAATAAGATATGGGAATAACTAAAGAATTGCCCATGAGTACAAAGTTGCAAGCAATGGATAACGCAACCGCAGCGAAGAAAGTTGTTACCTTTTTTGCAAAAGGTGATTACAACTACTTAATAAAATTATTTTCTAACAAGAAGTAACGATTAAATTTTTGTTTCAAAATTCATACTAAATGTGTTGTGTGTACGCGGTTCGTGAGAATAGCTACACAAAAGATTGCGATAGGTGGTTAAATGGATAGGCCATAGATATAGCTTTGTAGTTAGCCGACAAGTTGAATATTAGGACATTAAGCGGTTCGATTCCGCTCGCAATCACAACTAATAAAAATATTTTACGAACTATGATTACAATAGAACCGAATGTTTTAGCCACTGGGCGGTATTCTATTACCGAGACCTGTACGGCATTAGGTATAAGCTGTGAAACACTAAGAAAGTACACTAATAACGGATATATTCGATGCTATTAGAAGAGCAACGACACAAAAATTCTACAAAGGTTGCGATATATTTTCGTTTTGGAGAACAATTTTTTAAAAGACAAACATTATGAAATGGGTTAACATAACAGTTGTTTTGTTGCTATTTGCAACAGCAACAACAATGCTCTACATAGGCAACGTATGTAACGAATATCAATCAATACATAAAGTTATATGTACACTTTCAATACCTGTTTATATAGCATCTTATGCGATTGGCATTTCGATGTATAACGAGAAGTTATTGCCCGATGTAGTTCAGAATTTTATTAAAAACATTTTAAAAGAAGATTAATTATGAGTGCAAGATTAAAAACGGATAATCAACTGAAGACAGAAGCCATGCATAAAAAGGTTATCAATGAATATCTTTCTGTTAAGAAGGAACACCCAGAAGTATCGGCTTGGCGATGCATGGTGTACGTTGCCGACAAACAAGGCATAACAGGTCAAGGAGTGCGCCAAATCTTAACAAGACATGGCATTTACAAAACTAAAAGCAAACAACAAACAATGGAAATATGAAATTATTCTTAGCAAAAGATACTGGCGGCATGTTCTTGTTTGATAGTAAACCTATTTGGGATAAAAAAACGAGTGAATTTTATCCTAAAACGGCTTACACAAATTACGAATTGACAAGCATGTTTGATAACAATCTTCTCAAAATTGGAGAATGCATCGAAATTGAAATAAAGTTGTAATCTATTGCCCCAAATGGGGCGAACGTCAACGAAGGTTCAGCGCAAATTCCATGATTGAGTTAGATGTTAGTAATGTTGCTTTGCATGCGCTCGCTGGTTCAATTCCAGCGGTTGACACAGAAGTATTAATCACTCAAAAAGAAAAAACAAAATGGACAATCCTGTAGTACAAACAACACAGCAAGAGCAAGAAATAAAGCTCATGCAAATCAAGAGAGAAGCCGATTTTGATTTAACACCAATCGGCCAACAAGTAAAACAGTTCGAAGCAACGATGCGAATTGCACGTATGTATGCTGTTTCTTCTTTTATCCCCGACTCTTACAAGTTTAAAAACAAGCAGCCACTTGATGCACAATCTGTAATCGCTAACTGCACGATTGCACTTGAAATGGCAACACGTATGCAAGCTAATCCACTCATGGTGATGCAGAACTTGTATATCGTACATGGGCAACCCTCATTCAGTAGCAAGTTTTTGATTGCGTGTATCAACGCGAGCAAACGTTTTTCGCCATTGCGTTACGAATTTAAAGGCGAAGAAGGCACAGATGAATATGGTTGTCGTGCAATTGCTTATGAAGCAGCAGACACGAAACACAAAGAACCACTTTGCGGTGATTGGATTACCATGAAAATGGCAAAAGCAGAAGGCTGGACCACAAAGACAGGTAGCAAGTGGCTAACAATGCCAAGTCAAATGTTACGATACAGAGCCGCTGCATTTTGGCAACGCGTGTATTGTCCCGAAATCAGCATGGGACTGATGACAACAGAAGAAATCAACGACCAATATGCACAAGTTGTTGAGGTACGCGAAGAACCCAAGCAAGTTGTTGAGGTACCGACAGACGAAATTGGACGGCCTTCATTGACAGCGGTTGCTGAACAAGCGCAAAAGGCGCAACAAATAGAAAATCAAGAACAAAAAGAGCAAAAGTCATTCGGAATAGAAGAATGGAAAATGCTAAAAAAGGAACATAACGAAGTAATATTACTTGTTAACTATGGCGCTTATTATGAGGCATACGAACAAGATGCCGAAACCGTTGCACAAGTGCTGGACAACATCGAGACCCATACAAGTGATAAAGGTTTTACTAAGGCAGTTAGTATTCCAAAATCATATTTACAGACTGTTTTACCAACTATAATACGAAGTGGTAACAGAATTGCAATACATGACTTTAAAACGAATAACGATGTACGACAACAACAATCAGAATAACATAGAATGGTATCGCTCGCGATTGGGCTATATAACAGGTAGTGCGGTTGGCAACATTATGGGGACACCGCGAAGTAAATCAGAAGAGTGGACAACAACTGCTCAGTCTTACCTGAATGTAATTGCATTTGAGCGCACATTAAATCCTATCGTTGTACAAAACGATGACCTTTTCAGTGAGTATTTATCAATCACAGAAGTACATAACAAGATACTTGATTGGGGACACACAATGGAAGGTGAAGCCGCACACCTCTTCGCTAAGACCTTCAACATAAAGTATGGCGATGGTTCTAATACACCGATTGAGTTAGACGAGCCACCATCAGTCAAGAGCGATAGTCTGCCGAACTTTTCAAGCTCGCCTGACAGAATGTACTACGACAACGAAGCAAAAGCCTTCTACGCGATAGAAATTAAATGCCCGTTGGCGCAAAACTTTATTAAGTTCGTCAAGAATGTATTCACACAAGACACTTACGAGGAAAAACTTGCTGGACTGAAGAAAGCAGAAGCGAACTACTACTGGCAGTGCTTCGCTCACATGGCTGTCACAGGAGCAACTAAAACGTACTTCGTAGTGTACAACCCATTTATGAGAAAGCCATTGTATTCGCTCGAGATTTTGCGTGACGAGGACGTTATACGAGAGCTGAATGACAAGGTAATAAAAGCGGACAAATACGTTTGCAGCCTTGTTGATAAAATAATGAATGCAAACTAATAATCAATGAGCCATGACACAGACATTCGTATCAATACCGCTGGAAGACTGGCAGCGTGTTGTATCAATACTTGAACGAGTTGAAGAACGTCTTAAACCACAAGACGAGTGGATAGGGACAAAGGAGGCTTGCAAAATGCTCGGCATAACTCCGAACACATGGGTAAGCTACCGCAAGAAATTCAACATTCAGTGTTCTCAGGTTGGGCGCAATGTACTGGTCATGCGCTCACAGATTGAGAATTTGTTAAAACAGCGTGAACTATGATGTATATAGACAATATAATACACGCGTTCGAGAAGCGCAGAAAGCGCAATATAGAGCGCAAAAACGACCACTTGTGCAAGCAATTATCCGAGAGGGTGCAGGTTAAAGAGTACGACAACAAAATGTATGTTGCGATAGATGGCACGCCAATGATTGACGCTGCAAGTCTTAACGTTGACATAATTACAGCCCTGCAATCTATCAGGGAAACAATCTCACGCTATACTATCGAATAATGAAGAAGACATATTATTTCCAGCATGACTACAATGCGAGAAACGACCCAAAACTGCAAGCATTGATGATAAAGTATGGACTCGCTGGAATAGGAGCATTTTGGTGTATTGTTGAGATGTTGTATGAACAAGACGGAACACTACCAATCACATCAATATCCAGTATTGCTTACACCTTACATGTAGACGAGGAAATGCTTAAAAATATCGTATGCAAAATGGATTTATTCGAATGCAACAAAAAATTCTTTTGGTCGCGGTCTGTAAGGAGACGGCTCGGAATTATCAACGAAATATCTGACATTAGACGGAAGGCTGCAGAAAAGCGTTGGAAATCAAACAAGAAGAACGATGCAAATGCGATGCAAAAGCAATGCAAATGCAATGCAAATGAACAAAATAATGATGCAAAAGCAATGCAAATAGAATGCAAAAGCAATGCAATAAAAGAAAAAGAAATAAAAGAAAAAGAAATAAAAGAAGATTATAAAGAAGAAGGTTCTTCACTACGTTCAGAACCTTTGTCAACGGGAGCCGTTGACGTTCCAGTCAAAGTAGAAAACTATCGTTCAGACGAAGAAAGAAAAAATCGTGAATATTGCATGGCTATTGCATTATTCTTCAATCAAAGTGTTCAAGGCAAGCAAATACCTCAGATAAAGAAATTGCAAAAGGATAGAATGTCAACTATTCTTGCACGAAGAAAAGAGTTTGGAGAAGAAGCGATAAAAGAGGTTATCATTAAGGCTGCAGGTAGTCGGTTTTTGAACGGAGACAACGACAGAGGGTTCTTTGCGACATTTACATGGATTTTCAAACCAAGAAACTTTCAAAAAATATATGAAGGAAATTATGACAATAGAGAATGCTGTGCGACAACACGACAATCAACTACTCGCGCACAACGCGATGCAGAATTTGCCGAATACGCAAGAAAAAAAATGCTCTCTGACGACCAAACAGATGAATTTCCTTTCTAAGTACAAGACGGCTGAACAACTTATGACGAGTTATAACCCCAGTATGCAAGCGACATGTGCGATACAGAAAGAACGTTGTGTTACAGGTAATAGTCCAACGCTTGTTGATTTTAAACGCATATTTGGAGATAACAAAGCTGAATTGTGGCTTGCAATCCAAATCAAGGATTTTTCTGAATATACGGGGGTAAAAAAGAAACTCACTACATTTCAAATTGAAGATACTGCAAGGGTTATTCTTTCTGATTTCTTCTATCTGAAAATGTCTGAGGTGTTGCTTTTCTTCGCTTTCATGAAAGGAGGGCGGTACGAACGTTTCTATGGCGCGGTTGACCCACTTGTAATAACATCTTCACTCAGAATGTTTCTACGCGATAGAGCGAAAATAATCGAACAACACGAAACAGAAGAGCAAGAGCGAAAAAGACAAGCAGAAGCAAAAGAACGCGAAAGTGCCGAAACGATGAATATCGAAGAATGGAAACGATATAAACCTTATTTCGAACAAGGCTTGTCAATTCAAGAATGGAAGCAAATGCAAAATAACGCGTAGAACCCACTTTATTTCAAGCCTAACGCAATTTTATGTTGCGTGCGCATAAGTTATAAGGTTAAACATAAAAGAACGCCTAAAACGCAAAAAATGAATTGGACAAAAGAACAAGAACAAGCATTGATAAGATGCTATCCAGAATGCACAATGGAAGAACTTGTCATTTTGCTTGAAATGCCAGCTTACGCGATACGCAATAAAGCGGCAAAACTAAAATTAAAAAAAAACGAAGATTTACTTATGCATATCAAGAGCCAACAAGGTAAGCGAAATGCGAAACACTTGCATACAGAAACGGCAAAGGAACGCATGAAGCAAAGCATTCGCAATATGGTGAAACTTGAAAAGTTGAGAATCAAGTATAACTTGCCACGTAAAACGAGAAAAATTCTCACATTGATGTCTCCTCGCGAATGTAGGCAAAAAGCGCGTAGGCTTTATTATTTGCGCCTTAAAGGGTACGAAACTGATTGTAATAGCAATATAATCTACTACAACAACGAAACAAAACGTTCGACAAAAACAGAAAAAACCTATACGAAGTTAGGGTACATTTTTAAGCAGAAAAATGAATAAATTCAACAAACTCTACATAACGAATGACAACCCCTACAAAAGATTTGTCTTAACCCAACAGGGCGAAGCGTATTTCAGGAAGTATTTCCCAATAACAGATAACGATACAATAGCTCAGAATTTAGGTTGCTCAAAGAGAGCGGTAGTAAAATTTGCACAGACATTGGGAATAAAGAAAGATGCTGCATATATCAGTCAATGTTGCCGACATGCTGCAAAATGCGTGTCACAAAGTGATTTTGAAAAATTCCTTGCTGGAGGCAGAAATTTTCATAAAACGAAAAAGTGGCAGGAAATGATGCAGACAATACAAGAAAAGGTTAGAAGAACAAGACGAATGGAATACATAAGGTTGCTGAATGGTGATAGCCAAAGAACAAAGATTCGATTTCGTGAGCCTTATAGCGCCAAACGAAAATGGTATCGTACAGCAATGAAGCGAAGGCATTATATACCCGAAACTGCAAAATATACTCTTGTGTTCTATTACACAGATGACACGAAACGAAATCTTGAAGTTGAAAACAATGCACGCAAGGTAGGTTTCACCTTTCACCCTTTCAGATGAAATACACGAAAGTTACAATCTTTTGGAAATGCAATCGAGCCACGCGTCACAAAATTTGCAATCGTTTCGGCATCAATCCTGAGTACGTTAATGTAGGTGGCGAAACACCAACTGCAATCCTAACAGAAGATTTACCACTCCTACAAGAGTGCGAAAATAGAAGCTTTCTAAAAATAAGAAACAAAAGACAAAGTTCTTAAAGTTATTCACCCTAAATTATTCTCATAAAATGATAATCCCAACTAAAAAACTTATTCCAGAAGCAAAGCTACCAGAACAACAACACGTACAAGATGCTGGCTTCGACCTTTATGCAACAAGCAAAACGCTTGACCGCGCACACAGTGCAACCATTTACGGCACTGGCCTTGCCTTCGATATTCCACGAGGTTTTGCAATGTTTATTTATCCGCGCTCATCATGCTTTAAGAATGGAGCATTACAAGCAAATTGCGTGGCCGTGATTGATAGCGGTTATCATGGCGAAGTACACGTTGTGATGAAAGGTTTGAATTGCGAATATAACGTTGGCGAACGCATAGCACAAGCCGTTATTATGCCGATACCCGAAGTAGAATACTTTGAAGTAACTAACGATTTCGCTATTTCCGAAAGGGATAAAGGCGGATTGGGTTCTACAGGTAATAAGTAACTATTATGAAAGAGCAATTAGCACCCACTAATCAGATTCCTAATGAGTTGCGCATTCTTACCAATGTTGCGTTCCTCATGGCTGATGTAACAGACACATTTTTGTTAGACGCTTATAGCCGTGTTAGAAGTTTAGGCATGGACTTTAAACGCGAAGAAAAGCAGAAGTGGAAACGAGCTGTAGAGCAGACACGTTTAGCGCGTAGAGCATGGCAAGAAGTCTCGCAACAAATGTATAACGTGCCAAATGTTGAAACCGCTTGCGAAGATAGTGACTTCTTTGCAGATGTTTTACTGCTCATGGTTGACCGCGTAGGAGACAAGGACGAACGGCAACAGATGGTGCGCAACTTCTTAAAGCGCATGAAATCAGAAATTCACATTTACGAGAAACTTTCACACAATAAGTTATGACCTCATTCAGAATAGACGAAAAAATTATTAACGGCATATTGAACGTGTTCGTGCAAGGCCGTGAATGGTTCGGCTGGATAACAATTAAAACATTTTGTGCAGACGCAATCAACAACAATGAAACGTGGTGGGCGCGTGCTTGCGCTCAAAACCTTTTAGACGAACTGCAAAAAGAACAATAAACGATAATACCCATGTTAAAAGACGTACTGATAATTCTTTTTTACGCCCTTTTTTACTCCACGACCCTATATGTCGTGCTACGGTTCACGTATAAGCTCGGCCGCTACCGAGCCGAAGAGGCAATGGCCGATGAAGTGGCGCGCCTTCGACAATCGCGTTGGAAAGAAGGCTACACAATAGGCCGTGAGCGCGGCCATAAAGAAGGCTATCGTGACGGTTACGCGAAGGGCCGTGCCGAGGGCTATGACGATGGCCGAAGATACGAAGCCATTACCGAGCATAACAGAGAACAACTTGAAAAGATGATTGCAGAACATGACTACAATATCAAGCAAGGTTAGTGTATGGACAAGGCGCAAATGTGACGGTAAGCTAATGTTTCCGCGTACCGTTGCAGCGCACCTTTATGAGATTGATGCTTACGATAGCTCAATACTCACAGAGAGCGACATTCTACAAATTAATAATTACAAAAGGAATCATTTATCAAAATGAAAAAGTACAAATTAACGAATGAAACGATTGTACACTTCGGATTTACACTTTATCGAATTGAAGCTTTAATGGATTTCTCTGATGTGAAGGCTGGCGATAAAGGAGGGTTCGTGCAATCCGAGAATAATCTCTCACACAAGGGAGACTGTTGGGTCTATGGCAATGCTAAGGTCTATGGTAATGCTAAGGTCTATGACAATGCTGAGGTTTATGACAATTCTGAGGTCTGTGACAATGCTGAGGTCTGTGGAGATGCTGAGGTCTGTGTCGATGCTAAAGTCCGTGGCAATGCTTCTGTCTGTGGCAATGCTTCTGTCTATGGCAATGCTGAGGTATTTGACTATGCTAAGGTTTATAACAATGCTAAAGTCTGTGGCAATGCTTCTGTCTTTTGCGATGCTAAGGTCTATGGCAATGCTGTGGTCTATTTTCATGCTAAGGTCTGTGGCGATGCTGAGGTATATGGTAAAGCTGAGGTATATGGTAAAGCTGAGGTATATGACAATGCTAAGGTCTATGGCAACGCTATGGTCTATGGCGATGCTGAGGTCTATAACTATGCTGAGGTCTATGGCAATGCTGAGGTCTATGACAATTCTGAGGTCTGTGGCAATTCTGAGGTCTGTGGAGATGCTGAGGTCTATGGCAAAGCTGAGGTCCGTGACTATGTTAAGGTCCGTGGAGATGCTAAGGTCTATGGCAAAGCTGAGGTCCGTGGAGATGCTAAGGTCTATAAAAATAGCGATTACATTGTATTCAAAAATTGGTGGAGCAGTGGACGATATTTCACGTGGACACGTAGTAATAAGATGTGGAAGGTAGGCTGCTTTTATGGCAATGGTGAAGAGCTAATAAAGAAAGCTTATGCTGATAGCGAAGAAAGCGGAAGAGAATATGAACGAGTAGTGAGATATGTGGAGAGCATTCTTGCTGATGAATTAAACAAATAAATTAACAAAATGGAAGTAGAAATCACATCATATATTGAAGATACCGACATTCTTCAATCTGTTTCAGAATACCAACAATCAAAAGTGCTTGAAAATATATTTGAAGAATGCACTGAAGAGCAACAACAGAGATTTATCAGCAATCTTGATGATTCTTACCTCATAGAAGAATTAGAAGAAAGAGGTTTTACAATAACTAAAAAAACGAACAACAATGGATAACAAAGTATTTGACTTTCACGAAATCAAAACCTTTGAAGATGCTTGCAAGCGGTTGGGAATTAGTGCAGAATCTCTGCTTGTAGATTCGTTAGGCGATACTGAAGCATTCTTGCAAGCAAACGCACTCTACAAGTTGCTCATCATCCAAAAGGCCATGAACAGTGGAGATTTTAACGACACATCCATGTACAGATTCTATCCTTTTTGGCGGTTTTTCAAAGAGGAATGGATGGAGCAAATGACCCAAGAACAAAGGAAGGCGAATGGCATTCGTAGTATTGCCAGTTATTCTAAGAATTTGTACACGGGTATTTCCCAAGTCGGCATTATGAAAGCCCCTTATCAGGGTGCATATATTAGTACGAGCTATATCTATGCCTTTTGTTTTAACAGCGAAGAAGCAGCTCGCTACGTAGGTCGTCAGTTTGAAGACTTATTCTTCCGATACTACGGAATTAAAGTAAAAGCGTAACATAACCAAAAACAATATGGAAAAGAAACAACGAATGTTCTATTTTGGAACGAATGGTTGTGCTGGGCATTATGCTCTTCCTATCAATTCAGATCTTTCTAATGTGAAACGTGACGATTGGGCGCGTTTCGATGGTGCTATGCTTATTTGGATAAGAAAATATGGCACTTATAGTCAAGCAAAATTATTCGGCTCTGAGTGGTCTGTGTATGCAGTTCCTCGGTCGGTTGATGACGCACGCGATGGTTGTCACACTGATTTCCTTTGGGAAGGCACGCATTCTAAAGAGGAAATGGAAGCATATATTAAGCAAGATGCTTTTCTTCGTAGGCAGTTCTGTTTTAAGCTTGAAGCCAACATGGTAAATCGTGGAGACATTGTTCATGCGTCAGATGACACGCTCATCAAAATTCATCACATTGGCGCAGAAGGAGAAGTTTATTACGAGGCTTATGCTGACAATGCTCGTGGACGACTACAAGATGAACCGTACACTTGTCATTACGGATTCATAACAAGTTGCTATCCTGCTACCGAAAAGCAAAAGCGGTGGCTTATGAATTGGATTAGAAAACATAAATGGCTAAGGTCTTACAATAAAAACAAGAAACAATGAATATTGCAGAAATTTTGAAGAATTGCCCGAAAGGGTTGAAGCTTTATAGCTCTATCCATGGCGAAGTGGAATTGGTTTGCGTTAATGAATATAGTGATAGATACCCTATTTATTGTAAAGCTAAAAATGGAAAAGATGTAACCTTTACAAGCGATGGTAGGATTTTACTCGAATATCCTGACGCGGAATGTGTACTTTTCCCATCAAAAGACCAACGCGATTGGAGTAAGTTCGGAGCGACTGACCAAGTGACTGACCAAAAACAGAAAACCGCGTTGTATCCTTTCGACAAGGTTCTTGTACGTAATAATGATGATGACGAATGGGTGTGCGATATTTTTAGTCACATAGACGAGCTAGCTTTTTACTATTGCGTTGGTACAAGGTGGGAGCAGTGCATACCCTACGAGGGCAACGAACATCTTTTAGGAACTACAAATAAACAACAATGACACAAACAAGATTTAAGAAAATTCCCTTCAACCTTGAACTTGCAAAGAAAATAACGAACGTGGAGGTTAAAGGGCACATCGTTACGCGAGACGGACGCCAAGCAAGAATTATTTGTTTCGATAAAGATGGAGGGCAGAACGATTACCCGATTGTTGCTCTTATTCAAATAGAACCAACTGATGAACGCATGTATACTTTCTCCAAGGAAGGTGCTTATAGTATTGGCAATGAATTTTATCGTGACCTTATGATTGAAGTCCCAACATACTACCGCGACTACTCCAACTTTGTGCCGCAGATGTGGCAGTCTTGTCTGGTGAGAGATGACCAAGAAGAACAATGGGATATACGTGTATGTTTTGGAAAAAATAAAGTTGGTGATGTGGTTTTTAATGAATACGCATGCACTTATAAGTATTTTCTTCCACTATCTAAGATTACCGCACGTCTTATAGGCACTACCAAAAGCTACGAGCAACTGATACAAGAACTTGATGCAGAATCAACTGCAACAGCTAAAAACGAACAACAATGACACAAACAAGATTTAAGAAAATCCCCTTTGACCTTGAATTGGCGAAGAAGATAACCAACAAGGAAGTTAAGGGACGAATAGTTAATGGTGACGGAAACGAAGCACGCATCATCTGCTGGGATAAGAAATGCGATTGTCGAAAATACCCTATCATTGCATTAGTTGACAGTAGCGATGGAGAACACATCCATACTTTTACAGAAGGAGGAATTGAATCTATCGGTTTTAAGACGTTCAAAGACCTTCACCTCGAAGTGCCAACCTACTACAAGGACTACTCCAACTTTAAGCCGTGTAAATGGCAACCTTGTTTGGTGAGAGATGACGATAATGAACCTTGGAATGTTTTGGCCTGTGCTGGAAAGAATACTGATGGTGATGTGCTATTTTACGGTCCAGGACGCCACAAATACACTTGGCGACAAGTTCTCCCCCTATCCAAAGCTACCGAACGATTGGTAGGCACCACCAAGAGCTACAAAGAACTGATAAAAGAGCTTGACGGACATGGGCAAGATTAAATCATGTGACGGGCAAAGCTGCAAGGAGCGCAAGGCTTGTTTGCGCTTTGCACTGTCGCATACAGAACATGATAAAAGCAACATTCACAAGGGTTGCTATTTCACAAGGCCGAACGGGCGCGACTGCCCGATAATGATTAAAAACAAAACGATATAACAGAAGTAGAATTAGTTATAACCAGTTCAAACGAATAAATCATGACGAGACTTTTTGTTGAGGGATTAAAAGAATGGTATGAAATATTGGACAATGCCATACAAAACTCTGACCATACGGATTTTGAGCAGTGCTATTCGGCACTTGCTGAATTGTGCGAGCGCGCTCTGTGCGGCTTAGATAAATACAAGGGAGTGGCCTCTGTGCCTGACCGAATAAAGATGTTCAAAAGAGACATGAATTATGTGCAGGGACTCATGAGCAAGGAGGAGGAGAAAGCTTACCTTGATGATGAGATGAAGCTCGCATACAAGCTTTTTGGTAAGGACAAAGAAGAGGAGGACAAGGCATGATAACGATAATTTCTACTGCTGTGGGGTTCGTTTATGGTGCGTACATGGCTTACATTGCTGGCAAAGAACATGGTTTCTACAAGGGCCGCAGCGAGGCTTACAGAGAATTTGGGCACATTATCGAACATTATAAGAAATTAGCTGATGCAAAGAACATCGCAACAGAAGACGCGTGAGGCTGCCGACCGAACACGCTGTAACGAGTGTGGCGAGCAGCGCATTTGTACGCCACTGATGGCAAAGGCTTGCCTTGAGTGTTTTATTTGTGGATATGTGGAGGCAGAGAAGCTATCAGGCAGCGAGAGAAATGCTAACAGGATAGGTAGTATGGGTGTAAAATGAGCTATATGAGCAGCGAACCAAGGACGAAGCAAGGCCGCACAAAATACAAAAACAAGGTTGTAAACAACGTTTTCGGGCGATTTGACAGCGTAAAAGAGTTTAAACGATACATTTACTTGCTTTCGCTTGTAAAGTGCGGCAAAATCAAAAATTTGAAAAGGCAAGTAACGTTTAGATTGTTACCTTCACAATACGTGGACGGAAAACTTAAAGAACGTGCATGTACGTATACTGCAGATTTTATGTATGAACAAGACGGAAAACAAGTCGTTGAAGACACAAAAAGTGCGATAACAAGTAGGCATGCTGCCTACATAATAAAACGAAAATTAATGCTCTATTTATACAAAATTGCAATAAAAGAGGTGTAATGTTTGGATAATCCGCTGGCGAGATAAAAACTTGTCAGCGGATTTTCTAATATTGCAGTAATCCAAAACTATTAAATATGGAAACAAAGCAGATACCATTATCAAAATTACATCTTAACACTGGGCAAATTAAAGATGTGCCGAAAAACCCTCGTTTCATCAAAGATGAACGTTACGAAGCACTCAAAAAGAGCATTAAAGATGACCCTGAGATGCTCCAACTTCGTGAACTCGTTGCTTATGACAACAACGGAGAACTTGTTGTTATACTTGGCAATATGCGTTACCGAGCCATGAAAGAACTTGGCTACAAAGATGCGCCTGTTAAGGTGTTGCCAGCCGAAACAGACGCCAAGAAACTCCGCGCCTATATTCAGAAAGATAACATTGCATTCGGACAAAACGATTGGGACTTGCTCGGCAATGAGTGGGACGTAACCGAACTTGAGGATTTCGGATTGGAATGCGATTTTCTTACAGATAACGAAGACATGACAGGAAACGAAGATGAAGGGAAAAATGATGAAATTGAAGATTTTAGCTCAGAACTCACTCCTCAATACAAAATAGAAATATCGTTCGATAATGAAGAAGAACAAGAAAAGATATACAATGAATTAACAGAAAGAGGACTATCATGCCGAATTTTGACATTATAAAAGAGGTTAATCCACCAAAAAGCTTTAGGTGCGAGTACGTAAGAGGTACTTACGATTTAAGTATCGAAAAAATCAAAGAACATTTTAAGGGTAGTATTGATTTTCCGCAAAATTGGCAGATTGGATTGATTGTTGGTAACAGTGGAACAGGAAAGACAACGATTGCAAAGTCTCTTTTCCCAGATGCTTATATCGAGCATTTTGCCTACGATAAAGAATGTTTCCTTGATGATTTTCCAAGGGAAGCAAAAATGCAAGATGTATGTAAGACATTGAATAGTGTTGGCTTTTCTTCACCTCCTTCATGGCTTAAACCTTATGCAGTTTTGAGTAATGGGGAAAAAATGAGATGTGATTTAGCAAGAGCTATTTTGTCAGAAAAAGAATTATTCGTTTTCGATGAATTTACGTCTGTCGTTGACCGAAATGTCGCAAAGATAGGCTCATTAGCTATGCAGAAAGCTATCAGACAATCAGACAATAAAAAGCAATTTATTGCGGTTACTTGCCATTTTGATGTGATTGAATGGTTACAGCCAGATTGGATATTCAACACGAATGATATGACGTTTAATTTGTCTTCAAAAAAAAAAAGACCAAACATCACTTTATCAATATACGAAATACAAACAGCACAAGACAAGCGGAAATATTGGAAAATGTTTAGCAAATATCATTATCTGAGCGACAGCTTTAATATTGCTGCAAAAGTATTTATTTGCTTTGCTAATGATAACCTATGCGGATTTTGCGCGGCATTACCTTTTCCTCACCCTAAAATTAAGAATGTGTACAGAGAACATCGAACTGTTGTATTACCCGATTTTCAAGGTGTTGGTATAGGACACAAATTTTCAAATTGGGTTGCTGAATATTTCATCAAGCATGGAAAAAGATATGTTTCTACAACTTCTAACCCAGCATTGATACATGCAAGATGTAAAGATGCAAAATGGGTGTTGAAAGAAATGCCGAAAAGAAAGAATCAACCTAAAAATGCAAAAGTTTCCAAAATATCGTTCAAATCAAATTCTAGCAACAGAATTACAGCAAGTTTTGAATACATAGGAAATAAACAATAAAACTATGGCTAAAGTAAGTGGTGGAACGCGTAAACTAAAACATGGTAGCCGTGAATATCGTAAAAGGCTGGACGAAATTAAGTCTATGCAAGAAAATGGTAAGTATAGTTCTGTTACGATTGGTACTCATGGTGGTTATCTCGCTATTGAAAAGAGCAATTCACAACATAAGGTAGAAGAAATTGAGGCAGGACAATTTCTTGCAGACAATGGATACAAGGTAATATTAACAAGTGAAGATGGTCACAAAGCTACGGGTGATGGCACTCTATTTAGCATTGGATATGAACAAAGGACACCAACAAAAGGAACGACTCATGGTGTGCTGAAAGCAATAGAACATGCAAGAATTAAAGTAATGAAAGGTGCGAAAGAAGTGAAAATACCTGTTATTTATGATAAGAATAGACTATACAACAAAACAATGATTGATGAAGGTATCAAACTTTACGAGCGTTTAAATAAAATAAGATTTAAAGAAATAATCGTTGTGTCTGCAAATGGAAATGTTCATCGGCATAAACACAACGATTAAAACAAAGATAGCTTGACCATGCTCAGAGGCTAACTTCTACACAATGTTCCTCACAAACTGGGGTCTTGCGCATGGAATGCTTGTAACACGTTACCCTGCTGAACACACCTGATAATGTACTTATTGTGATACCGCAAAATTACAAACAAAACACGAAACGCACAAACAATGACAAATGAAATTCAATATATCCCAGATAGCCTATTCCCAACAGACAACGATTTTGAGGTGCCTTCTTTGCGCTTAGATATGGCTGCATCAACGTGCGAAATTCCGTTTGTCTGTTTCGGTGAACAAAAGCGAACGTTCAAAATGAATGGCACAGGAACGCTGCATTTCTATACAGACGATTATCGTTTTAACGCGGTTTACGAACACCCAGAGAAAATATTGCAGCACAATCCAGCGCAGATAGTAGAACCCAACTTCTCGCTATTCAATGAAACACCGATTGCGTTCGGAATGCAAGCAATCTATAAGAAACGACTCGTTGCAAGGCAGATGCAGGAGCAAGGTATTCGCGTGTTCGTTGACCTGAATGTCGCTAATAAGTTCTACGCATTCAATTTGCTTGGAGTTCCGAAAGGTTGGAACGCATTCTGTACACGTGGTTATGAGGATAGAGTGAACGCTTTGAACTTTGAATACGAAATAGCTAAGCGCATTGCTGACGGCAATAATCTTACATTCGTTGTGTATGGCGGTGGCGATATTATCAAACAATGGTGCAAAGAGCATGGCGCGGTATACGTTACGCCTATCATCGTTATAAAAAACAAATACAAGTCTATTCAGCGAATGGCACAGAATACTGCCTTATTCAAGGAAAAATGGGATATGGGCAAAGCTATTCCAACGTTGAAGGATTTGCTAAACAAACAAGTTATTGACAATAGAAAACAAATTGATTATGGCTAAAGGTAGCGGAGGTACAAGGAGTGCAAGGACAACGAATAATTCAGTAAAGTCGCAATCATCAAATGCTCCTGTCAGAATGGATTATCATACATACGAAAAGATGGGGCAAACATCTCAAGGACGCAAAGAAGCACATGACATCATGGTCGGAATTGTAAAAGAAAAATTAAATGCGGTTATTGCTTCTGCCCCCGAAGCAAATAAGGGTAAATTAAAACAAATGTTAGATAAGGCTTATGTGGAAATATCAAGTTTAGGAAATCGCGCATTGTTTAGAGATTTCGCTGCTGCAGCATTGGACGAAAAGGCCTTTTTGAAGAATGTAAACTCGGTTACACGAGGAACATACGAAGAACATACTTACTACAGTGTGGAATCTATGTTGCACAGAAATGGTTATAGAACACGTAAACGCAAATAAAGAACGGAAACATGGCAAAGGGTAGCGGAGGTACACGAAATAAAAGACGCTCGTCAAAGCATCGTACTGGTCCAGGTTTTACAGAACCAATAAAAGGCCCTACAGAACCATCTTCATCAGCCACTGAAATTCAATACGTATTTACAGACAAAATAACGGGAAATCAGTCTGATGGTTACAAAAATCTTGACGCGGTTAAAACGGCTATAAAAGAAGCTGAAAAAAACGACAAGAAAGCTGGTGTGTACGAAGAAGATAGTTATTACATCGAGCGTATTGAAAACATTAAAGGTCGAGGACGCTCCGAATATTGGCATTTTGGAAAATAAGGTGATTTATGGCTAAAAAGAAATAGATATGCGAAATAAAGGCGAACAAAATCTTATCCCGATGAACAAGCAGCCGCCCGAAGTGCAGAGGGAACTTAGCAGAAAGGGTGGCCGCAATTCAGGAAAATCACGCAGAGAAAAGCGTGCTATGTCTGAAATACTTCGTATGATGATAGACCAACCAATAGACAAGGCAAATGCTACGATTGTAAGCGCGCTTAAAAAGGTTGGAATATCATCAGAAGAAGCTACAAATGGCGCGTTGATTAATTTGCAGTTAATGAACCTTGCACTTAGCAGTTCTGTTGATGAAAAGACAAAATTACGCGCAATCGAAATGATACATCGCTTCATTGACGGACAAAAGGTTGATGTAACTACAAATGGCAAAGAAGTAACACACGATCCACTTGTTATTGAGGTTATTGATAGCCGAGAACAAGTGATTAAAGATGATGAAGATGAAGAAAGGTAAAAGGTTACAAACAACTCGCATCTTTGCAGAAATTGAGCAAGCTAAAGCACGAGGTTATACAACAGTTAGTGAGCAAGGCAGTAGCCGAAGTTCTAAGACATATAACACCGTGGTTTGGCTTTGTCAATATTGCTGGAATAACCAGAATACTTCAACATCTATTGTTCGTGCCACATTACCTGCCTTAAAAGGTTCTGTTCTTCGTGACTTTAAAGAAGTGATGCAACGGCTCAAAATTTGGGACTTCTGTACTTTCAATAAGTCAGAATTGGTTTGCACGTTTCCAAATGGTTCTTTTGTTGAGTTTTTCTCTTGCGATAACGAGCAAAAATTACGCGGTCGTAAACGTAAAATATTGTACGTAAATGAAGGTAACGAGTTAAAATACATCGAATGGCAGCAATTGCAAATGCGTACAACGGAGTTCTCTATCATTGACTATAATCCTTCATTCACGGACGACCACTGGCTTTGTACGCTAAATAAAGAGCCTAATACGTATCACTTCATCACAACATACAAGGACAATCCATTTCTTGAGCAAAAGGTTATTGACGAGATAGAAAGCCTTAAAGAAAAAAATCCGTCCTTATGGCGCATCTACGGCCTTGGTCTGCAAGCAATGGTTGAAGGGTTGATTTTCGAAAATGTAGAAGAAGTTGAGGATATTCCGAGGTGGCATAAGAAGCACCACCGAAGAGGTATGGACTTCGGTTATACAAACGACCCGACAGCGATTGTTGATGTCTATATAGACGGAGATACATTATGGATTGATGAAATATGTTACCAAACAAAAATGCTCGCGGAAGATATTATCAACACGCACAAAAACGCAAATCGAACGTGCCACGAAGATGTAAAGGTTATATCCGAGTCTGCAGATCCACGTCTAATTGATGAAATATCCAACGCTGGTATTGATATACACCCTGTACGCAAATTTTCTGGCTCAATCATGGCTGGTATTAACAAGATGCAAGAACTCAAAATGAAGGTAACGAAACGAAGTGTAAACGTTTTAAAAGAGTTCAGGAATTATACCTACAGACAAAACAAAGAAGGTAAATGGCTAAATGAACCCATTGATGCGTACAACCACGCAATAGACGCCATTCGTTATGTTGTACTTGAAGAGATACTTGGACAGAACAGCAACGGCCTTGAAGCGGACGAATTTTTAGCAATCATGTAACACATAAATTAAAAAGCACTAAATGAAAAGCATAGAAGAAATCATGGCTATCGGAGATCCGATGACCATATACACACTACTTACATCGTATAAGAAACCATTTCGCAAAACGATAGAACAAACAGAAAGCGAATATAACCCTATGAAGCATAAGGTTATGGATACGCAATACAGAAAGAAAAAAGCTATAAAGGTTAAAACTAATAAGGTTGACATTGACGGTTCGCCATTATACAAGACTAAATACGTTGACCGTTGCCGTATTGCAGTTCCAGCACAAAGATTAATTTGTGAACGCGATGTCGGTTTTCTGTTGTCTAATAAAGTTAAATACAATATTAAAGGCGAAATAGATAACAAGGCGCAAGAATTATACAATATAACAATTGATATCTTCAACGAAAACAAAATTGATTATTTCGATAAAAAGTTGGCTCGTGACCTTTTCCGTTGTTGTGAATGTGCTGAGTTGTGGTATATTGTTCCTTCACAAGACGAAACACAACAAAATGAAATCCGCGTAATGTTGCTTTCTCCGCTTCGTGGTGATGTGCTTTATCCACATTTCGATGATTACAATCGTATGGATGGATTTGCGCGCAAATACGTTATTAAAGACGAGTTAGGACAAACAACCATACATTTCGATGTTTATACGAATACGATGCTCTATAGGTATTCTAACGCTGATTCAACCATGCAGCTCATGAGCGCAAAGCCACATGGATTTACAAAAATACCTATTGTATACTATCGCCAAGAAGAAACAGACTGGGAATGTGTGCAACCTGTTATTGAACGACTTGAAGAATTACTTTCTAATTGGGGCGATGTGAATGATTATTTTGGCGCGCCTACTTATTTCTTCAAAGGTAAGATGAAAGGTTTTGCGGAAAAGGGTGAAGTCGGCCGTATTTACCAAGGTGAAGGAAGTGATACAGACATGAAGGTCGTATCGTGGAACTCAGCACCTGAAAGTATGCGGCAAGAAATGGCAAACCTTACAAACATCATCTTTTCGTATTCGCAGACACCCGATATTTCGTTTGAGAATATGAAAACGCTTGGTAATAATACAAGTGGTGCTGCCATTCGGTTAATGTTTACTGACCCACATTTAAAAGCCGAAACGAAAGAAGAATTGTTTGGCGAAATGTTCACACGAAGATTTAACGTTGTTAAGAATGGCATTGCTGCGAGTGTTTTTGCCACTCCTCAACGCATTGCCGATTCATTAAGGGTAACACCTATCTTTTCTCCATACATTCCGAAGAATGAAATGGAAATGTTGCAGTTAATCAATCTTTCCACGCAAGGCAAAGCTACCATGTCACAAGAAGAAGGCATCGAAGAAAATCCAATGGTACGTAATGCTGAACGCACAAAAGCACTCTTAAAGAAAGAGAATGAAGAAGCCGCCAAAATGAACCTATTTGCCACGGCAACAAGCAATTAACCAAATGAAGAATAAGAATGAACATTAAGAATATCATTCAACTTCTGCTGCAAAGTTCTTCTGATTTCAACAAGTTGCATGACTATGTTATTACAGAGCTGAGCAAGGCGGTAAATAAGTCTGTCAACGAAGCTAACCCAGAAGAACTTTTTAAAATTGCGAAAACTTGCACCCCAACCGAAAAGGATAGGGTGCAAGCCCTTTTAGATGCGTATAATAACGCGGTTTTATCGCTTATAAAGCAAGGAATAACAAAAGCCGTGTTATTCTCCACTAATACGCAACAAAACGCGCTGAGCGCGTTTACTCGCTTTGAAGGTAAGGAAGTGGACGCTTGGCGAAAAGAAACGGCACGAGCTTTTATTGAAAGCCGTATGAAGCGTGACAACGGACTTAATCTTTCTGACCGCGTATGGAATTATACACAACAAACAAAATCTGAATTTGAAGTTGCAGTTTCGCAAGTGTTAGAAAATGGCATCGGCAAAGGAATATCAGCAGAAAGTATTGGCCGACAAATAAGGCAATATCTTAATAATCCAGACATGATGTATCGTAGGTATCATCGCAAGCAGCTCATGTCGGACGGTACGAAAAAGGATATTGTAGAATGGCGCAGAAGAGTAATTGATAAAGAAGGCAAGGTGCGTTTTATTAAAGAGGATCTTGCAAAGGTTGGCACTGGTGTGTATCGCTCCGCACGTCAAAATGCTTTGCGCCTTACAATAACTGAAACAAACATGGCTTACAACTATTCCAACTGCAAACGTTGGGAGAGTGAGCCTTTTGTGTTAGGCATTCGCATTCGTTTGTCTGCAAATCACCCAGAAGAGGATATTTGTGATGAATTGGCTGGCGATTACCCGAAAACGTTCATGTGGCGCGGTTGGCATCCTCGCTGCATGTGTTCAGTGTCTCCTATTCTAATGGACAGAAAAAGTGATGAGTGGAAGAAACTTCGCAAAATGCCTAAAGAAGAATACGAAACTTATCAATCTCCCAACCTTGTAAAAAATGTGCCGAGCGCGTTTTCTGAATGGTGTGAACGTAACAAGAAGAAACTAAAAGTGGCTCGTGATAACGACAAACTGCCTTACTTCGTGAGGGATAATATGAAGACTGTAGGAGATATTGTAGGTTGGGAAGAGGTAAAATACAAGTTAGGCAAGGGAACGATTACTATTCCCAAATACGTTAATTCATCAGATAATGACTACAAAAAACTGATACAAATAGCTGAGCACTTTGCATTGAAAGGTTCAAATATTGTTCTTACCCCCAAGATGAAACGTCCTCCAGAATTTGAGTATTCAAAGTATTATAAATCTTTAATCGGCACTAAATATGAAGGTAAATGCCCAGATTTAAATATTGATGGAAAGTGGTATGAGCATGAGGGGTTTGTTTCTCTGAATCCAAAGAACGCGTTTAGAAATATGCTAAATGATGGTCTTGCGCAAAGTGATAGAATTATCATAGATAAGCCTAACTTAACTGAAGCGTTTATGAAGAGAGGAATATATAACAGAATTACTAATGGTGCTGAAATCGAGGAGGTTTGGATAAGGGATGGTAAACACATATATCCCTTATATATAAAGTCAGAGGGATAGCAAAATGCCACCCCTCCTTCTGTCGAGGAATCGGTAGTCATTAGCTACGGAATCCTCATTGCAAAGGTATGAATTTTTGCCATACCTCGCAAATTTTTATGATTCTTTTTTGATGAGCATTCCTTGCAAATGCGACAGGCGTTGCAAGGAATGCTTTTGTATGTTTCACGACTCGCTTTTATATTATCTTTCTTAGTTTGTCACGTAAATTGTTGGCTATTTCTAATCTGTCAAAGAAAGATTTAGGTATCGCCTTACTGTTAGTCGTTAATATCGTACAATTACTTTTTGCGATATAATCTATCAATATACCATATAACTGGGTTAAATCTTCCAAGGTTAATGTAGCTGTTCTTGTTTCGCTCATTGTATTTAGTCCTAAAAATCAATTTTCCAAAGATATTGAATATCCCCACCTCCTAAAGTAAGCGTCACGTCAGGCTGGGCCATCAAATCACTTTTTTTGAATGAGAAATAATACAGCGACTTTGGCTTAAGCTCGCCACTGATTATCTTCAATTCGTATGATGACTTCATATAGGTTGAGCCAGTGGTCAAATCCCACGAAGCAGGTCTTTCAAAAAATCTTTTGCTTTCATGTCGTTAATCTATAAAGTCATTGAATGTTGTTACCTCCTCTCCGTCCTGAATAAAAGGCTTTTTATCGCAAATATAGCCTTTCCACAAACCATATTCGTAGATAAGGAACATGTGGTATCCAGCATTACGAAGAGCCTTAAAGGCTGCTTTCATTTCCTCGCCATTAAATCGAATATTAACGTCACTGTCAAGTGCTGCGTGGCCACCAAATCCGTAGGCCTTACCACTTCGTTTAGAAACCATAACGTATAGAGTCTTGCCCCTGTACGCGCTTTGTCTTTCTGGGTGAAATATGCGCCAGACGCAAGTGCTGAGAAACGCATCACAAATGTATTGTACAACTTCTTGGCGCACTTCTGTTGGCTGTACGTAATCGTTCTTGAGTATGTTTACTGTTATTTCCATGATGTTGTTTTTATTTTTAAATCGTGTGATTGTTTTTGCATTTTCTTCTTTCATGGCTCGCGAGTGGGTGTTTTCCACTCGCGAGGTTGATATATTTAGATTGCGTATTGTTCTTCAAGGAACTTAACCATTGCTCTATTCTGTGGCAGCATGTCAGGTATATTCATGCTGTCGGCCTTATAAAGTTCTGTCGCAGCGTTATACACGTCCCACACGGTCGTTTTATTGGTGTTGTGATAGTTAATAAGCAACAACTCAGTAAAGCGCGAAATTTGCGCCTGATTGAGCGGATAAACGACAGGCTCTTTGATAGCCTTGTTCAATGTGTCGCACTTTACTCGGATAGTTGTAAGCATGCCAATCAGCGTGAATACTTGCTCGGCTGTAAGGTTTATGCTCTTCATGCGTTCCATGCGCTCTCTGTCGCTTACAATGATGTGGCGTGCATCAACGAGCCAAGACTTGATAACATCAAGGACATCTTGAATCGTTACCTTATCACCTCGTCCAGCACCTTTCTCGGCATACGTTGATATGTAGTTGCTCGCATTGAGCATGCATTGATTGTGGCATATCTTAACCATGTTCCCAAATCCAGCTTGAATGCCTTTTTGGTGGAAAGCAATAGCGATGTTTGTAGTGTTCTCACTGTCATCAAAATCGCTTATTCTGATGTTTGCGAAAACGCGCCTCAAAATGTGTGCTTCTACTGCCTTATCTCCGTACTGAGCTTCTACCTGCGGAAGTAGCACAACACCAGGCTGAGCGCGGTCTTTGTTCTGTGCTGCAAATAAGTCGTACACTTCAACATTGAAGTGCTGCTCGTTGCACATGTTAATTACTTCGTTGAGCAACTGGAAGTGATAGATGCCTTTCAACGGATTGTTGTATACATCGTTTTCCTTGTGTGTGCGTTGTAATTGTTCCAGCGTAATGGTTTGTACTTTCGCTTTCTCAAAGTCAAAAAATTTATTATCCATTGTGGTTGTAATTATGTTAGAGTTATAAAAATTGCGCTTAAAGTTATCGCCCAACCCAGTTTGAGTAAAGGTTTTTAAAGTCTCCACAGACCCATTTTCCGAACTTATGTGTTCACGGCTCTTTCTAATCTACTTTTTATAGCGGGTGTTGCAAAGAACCTGTTGAAGAATATTGAGTACCGCTTTCATACGTATGTTTGTAGGTGTGAGGGGAATCGAACCCCTCACGCTGCCTTGTCAGCTCACCCTCTTGCCCATTCTTCAAAAGCATCTACAAAATCGTTGCGAATGAAGAGCATATCACCAGTACCATCACCCCACCAATCAGAATAATGGGTAAGAAATTCTCCTTTATTTCCATTGATGCAAAGTTTCTTGTAAATAGCTCTGAACATTGCCGAAATCTTTCTTCCGCTGAAGTGTCCAGCTCTCTTTGCGTCATTCGTGCAATACCCATCGGCAGAATGCTCCTCGACATTTCCCTTGTTGTCAACGAAATCAGCATAATCGTCACCCCAAAAGCCATGATTGATAGTATCTTTCAAGAGTTGCTTTTGGTCTTCGGTTAACTCCTTTACTAAGTTTTCGATTGTTTCCATTTTGAATAAATTTAAATCGTTTTTGTAATGTGTTTTGTAACAAGTTTTACAACTTGTTTTAAAACACATTGCAAATGTATAACTAAAAAGATTATATTACAACATAAAACATAATTATTTTTGTTATACACTTATTTTTTAATATCTATTAATACGAAATGCAATCCCATATCTCGCAAAATCGTAGATATATTTATATTTGTCACATAAAATTGTACGTTAATTATGAATACAAGATTAGAACTTCTATACAAGTCAACTCAAGCGGAAAAGAATGTTTGTCGCGTTTTGGATAATCTCGGTATTGATTATATTCGTCAATACAAGATACAGACACCGTGTAAAACCTACTATATAGATGTTTTTATTCCGTATTTGCGGCTTGCAATCGAAGTAGACGGTAAATACCATTATACAGACAAGCAAAAGCGATTAGACGCGAACAGAAGCGCATGCATACGCAAGCAAGGAATATCAATTTATAGGATAAGTAATAGGGATGCTGCCTACCCTAAAAAGGTTATTCAATTAATTAAACGATATAAAAAGGCGCAAAAACGCTGATTTTTCGCTTTTTGATTTTGAGATGCAAAATGCGAATGAATAAATTTGTTTCAAACAAATTTTTATTTCATGAAGAAAAAGCTAATCAATTTGTTGAAAACCTCATATTCTGATAAGGGTTTCAACGCAACCGAACTTGAGGGTATTGCCGACTTACTTATTACGAGCAACAACCTCAAAGATGAAGCAACGGACGAAGAATTAAGTAACGCTGTTAGCGGTGCATCATCGTACGTTAATCTATTGCAAAAGGTTGGTAATCGTTATGCTTCACAAGTAGAAAGCAAGTATCAGGGTTACGTAAAGCCAGAACCGCCAGAACCTCCAAAAAAACCAATTGAAGAGCCAGCTACGCTAACCAAAGAACAAGTTGCTGAAATGCTAAGAACAGGTATCGAAGATGCGCTAAAGCCTTATAAAGAAGCAGAGACACAAAAGCGCCTTGATAGCGTTTTACGCTCACAAGACAAGTTAAAAAGCATTCCAGAAAAATTTGTCTCGCGATACAAACTTGATAAAGAAGAAAACGCTGAAACGTTAGCGACTCAGATTGAACAAGAGTACGCAGAAGAACGCAAAGCTATTCTTGAATCAATGGGCATTGCTGATATTCCTAACATTGGTATAGGAGGAACAGGTTCAGAGGACGATTTTGCCGCGAAAATGAAAGAAGCGCAACAAGCTCTTGCACCAAAAGAATAAACTTTGCATAGGCGCACTTATTATTAACACACACAAGAAAGCACGAAAAAACGATGATGTACAAAGAGAAAAGTCCTTCAAACATTCAAGAAGGTGTATGGGACGAAAAATCATGCGTTCGCAGACAATGTGGTTTCGTTGTAAATCAAGACAAGTTGCCGAAAGACTTAAAGTGGCTACCTAAGGGGGCGCCACTCGCATACGATGAAGCAACGGATAAAGTAAAGGTTTGCAAGACAGCAAAGGTTTATGAAAACGCAACTAAATCGGCCGTATCGGTAAAGGTTTACAAAGGACACCTTTTGCAAGTGAATGACACTATCGGTGGGTCAACTATTTCAGCAGTTGATACTTCAAACGCAAATTTCGACACATTGACTGTTTCCGCGTTAGCTGAGAAGGTTGACAAAGATACTGTTCTTGATGACGGTAATGCTGCAAAAGTTGTAGGTTTGAATTACGCGACAATTGAACTTGACGGTCAACAGAGCTGCACTCCTACTTTGCAAGCATACGAGATCGAAGAAGGTACATTGCCATATCCATTGAACGATGCAATCAAGACAGCATTAACATGCCGCCACGCATTTAAACTTTAATCGTCTAACCACATAAAAAACAATTACCGAAAATGGATTCACTTATTAAAGATTTGGAAAAGCCGAAGAATTTCGATGTTTTTATCCAAGAACAAATGAAGAACTCCACTTATAAGGCAGAGTGGAAAGACGAAATTAAGAGCGTTGAATATAGTGCAGGCAAGGTTTATCAAGCCTATTTAGCAGAATACGCAGCTGCTATGGTAGGTTCTGTTGTTGATAAGAATGCTGAAAAGCCAACACACCAAATGCCAACTGCAAAAGAGTTAGTCGGTTCATTGAGCCGCATGGCAGACGAGTGGCAAATGGATAATGATAGACTTGCGCAGTATTATTACCTTGAAGGCCGTTATCGCGATAAGCCAGCAACCTTATCAGCGGAGCAGCGTTCAATCGAATATGCAAAGCTCGTTAAGTATCTATTTGACCCATTTGAGAAGGCCGTTATCGCTCCACAGAAGCGTATTGATATGCTTTACTTCGAAGGCTTATTCAATGGAACGCAGACTGTTGATAAGACCAATAACAAGAAGTCAGCAGTATCATTTACATACAACCTTGGTGTAAAGAAGTTCAAAGCAAAGGTGGCAGCATGGGGAAATGAAACATCAACTCCTATTGATGATATTCAAGAAGTTGTAGATTATCTCGGCGCAAAGGGTAAAACCGTGCTTAAGATGCGAATGAGCATTCGCACGTTCAGAAAGATGTGTAAAAGCAAGCAGATACGCGATACTTTCAAGTTGAAACTTGGCAAGGTTGATGTAATTCAGTCACGCGTTTCTTACAACGAAGTAAACGAATATCTATCAAGCATTCTTTTGCCTAACATCGCTATCGAAAAGGAACGTTATTGCACCTTACAAGACGGTACAAGCGTCAACATGACAAAAGATGACCGTGTTGTATTCCAATGTGCAGAAACTGTAGCCGTATTGAAGGCTTCTGACCCATTGGAAATGCTTGACCCGATACCGAACAAATCTTATTCAACGTATGACGATAACCTCGTTGGTTTCTGGCGAAGCGACAAGGGACGTTTTATTGACTATGAAATGTGGGCAAACCCTGTCTTTACAGGCAAGGAAGATTACGTAATTCTTGAAACTGATAAAACTGCATAGACATGACAAACATTGAAGCCGTTGCGGCAACTATAGAACCTTATAGCGTATCAGATGAAGCAATCCAAAAAGCGTTGATAGACGCGAGTGCAAAATTTGAATGCCCTTCCGATGCTGAATATTCATTGTCAGCAAAGAAAGGTGTTGCTCTGGCTTCAATGTTATGTTTATCTCGTCTTCGCGTTTTAGCCGCTGAAAATATTGGTGGAATATCACAAAGCTACAATGTAACGAAACTTGATAAGGCTATTAAAGCCATTGCGAAAGACGCTGGCATTTCAGCCGATTTGGTTGATGCAGACGATGAAGATGTAGTAACTTGTATATCAATTTAAACCATGAACCTCAGCGATAAAATACAACTTATACAAATAACCATTACCGAAGATGAACGATTAAATCCTATCGAAACAAGAATAATCGTTAATCTCGGCAAATGCGCTATCGTTCAAAATTCGTCAGCTGCAAAGGTGAAATCAAATGATGGCAAAGATTACATTTATTCTTATATCGTTTATTTGCGTAAACCAAAACGAATTGACTATATCCCAAAAGAAAACGATATTATTCGAATAACCAAAAAAGACGGTACGATAGATAAAGAATGTCGTGTCGTTGGATTTGTTACCTTGAAAAATTGGCTAAAGATATGGGTATAGAAGCATTCGGTTTTGATGAAATATTGAATAAATTGCAAAGCCAACAATCACAAGAACCACAACTTGATGAACGCGTATTGCGTGAGTTAAGTATTCTTGCCGAAGATTTATGTAAAGATGCGCGTGATAGATATCCGTCTCGTGATAGTGGAGGTTACGATGACCATACACGCAATTTACGCGGTAGCATAGGTTTTAAAATATCATTCAACGGGGAAACAGTTGCAAAAGGTGGTTTTGACGGCAGAGAAAGCGAAAAAGGCGAAGATGCAGCAAATGTGGCATTAGAAAGTTTTCCGCAAAGTAATTCTTTATGGGAAATCGTTATTGTTGCTGGAATGGAATACGCAAGATTTGTGGAAGCTAAAGGACACAACGTAATAACATTTCTACAGCAAGAATTAACAGATGCGGTTAACGAAGTAAAAGAAATGATTAAGAATAATGAATTATGAATGGATTAAAGGTAGTTGAAGCATTGGCGGTTTATCTAAGAAAACATCTTGATTGTAAGGTGTTCAAGTTTGCGAAAACTGCAAACTATAAAGGTAAACCTTATGTATGCATCAACTATCTTGCAATTCAATATGGCAAATGGGTAAATTCATGTATCGTAAACGTGAATGTTCATCAGCCAAACATGAGTAATGGGCAACCTGATACGATAAAGCTTTGCAACTTATCAGAGCAAATATCGCAATTAATCCCAAAAACGAATAATCAAACAGAAGATGATGCGCAAGAACTAAATCTTGAAGGTATTCGTTACGAGTTCGATAGCGATAGTAATTGTATGGAAGATGCCGATAATACATATTTCATTAATCTTAGAATTAAAGCAACTTTTTAAAACGAAATACAATGGCAAACAAAACAGGCGCATGGGGTATTGAGAGTGTGAAATTTGCTACTCTTGTAAGTGACCCAACTGTTGCAGGTGGTAAAATTGGAGAAAAGACGCTACAGGCAAAAAGTGCATTCCCAACTGAATGGTCGGCTTTTGTAATGAAGGCAATCGTTAAAGATTCACTATCATTCAACGACAACGCTCCCTCAACAAACAATATCGAAATTGAAGACAGTGACAATTATTACGCAACACTTCAAAGTGACGCGGGTACTGAAGGCTTTACCATTCAGACTTACGACATGAGTGAAGAGGCAGCAACATTCTTTTTCGGTTACAAAAAGAATAGCGAAACAGGCTATGTTGAAGAAGATGTAGACTTCAAGTTGCAAAATCAAGCAATTCAGATTGTAACAAAGAAGACATCTGAATTTCCCTCTCGTACTTTCGAGTGGGCAAACATGAAGCTTGTTGTTACGAAGTCTGGTACAATCGGCAAGAGCGGTTTCCCAAACATCAACATTGAATGTACGAAGCAATCCGTTTTTGACGCTGTAACAGGCAAAGAAATGCCTTCAACGCGTTGGAAGTAATAGTTTTTAGTTAATATAGGATTAGTCCATGAGCGGCATATACGGTTTAGCCGTTGTATGCCGCTCTATTTTTTTAATATGGAAGAAAAGAAAAGTACATCAGAAGTTATTAACGAGAAAGCCACATGGTGCTTATTCGGGTGGCTACCTTTTCGATTAAAACCTCTAACCTTATCTCAGATTTGGGAAATTGGGGAATTAGTACAAAAGTGTGATAAATTAGATTTGCAAGGCGAATTTTATGCAATAGAACGAATGCTCGCAGCCCATGGAGACTTAAAGCATTTACAAAATATTGTCGTAAAAGCGGTTTTCCGTAGCTCTATAGCGCGTTTTTTATTCGGGTGGTACATTCGTAAGCATACAACAATGAAAGTCTATAAACGCGTCATTTCATTTTGCGCAAGATCTTTCGATGCTCCCTTTTTTTTTCAGTCTTTGACTTTCCTAAGAGGTGCGAAGAAAGTGACGATGAATACTCACGAAGCACAAGTCCGTGGGGATTTATCGGAGGAATAATGAAATACTTTCGCATGAGTTACGATGAAATCGTATTCAAGCGGAGTTACATTAACCTCTTACTTCTTAATGCTGCGATACCAGGAATTAAGCCTTTTGACGAAAACGAAAACGACACAAGCAATACAAATACGAACGAAAACAAAAATAAGCCTTACACGTTAGATGATAACGGTAACGGATTTTTAACAAGTTTAATGTAATACGATATGGACGATATTTTAGGAATTAGAGCAACGATAGATGCATCAGAAGTTCAGCAAGGTGCAAATGATTTCGTGCAACAAATCACGAACATGAAGCAACAGACCGATACAGTTGTCCTCGCCCTGAATAATAGTATTAGTAGCGTATTACAACAAGTGTCTGAATTTGGACGAACTGCAAATGGAATGTCATTGTCTGAACTAAGCAATAGTTTGAGCGAGGCAAAAGCAAACTTTGTATCTTTAAGCGAAGATATTGCAAAACAAAAGCAAATTATTCAAGAAACTACATTTGAATTGCGCGATTTGCAGCAATCATACGCAGATGCGAAGTCTGAGGGTAAGAATATGGTTGCGCAAGATTTGCTACAACAAATAAAGACACATAAGCAAGGCATTCTAGGTGAACGTAGAGAATTAGCAAATTTAGTAAATTCTCAAAAACAAGCAAAAGAAAGCATTCAGCAGTTATCGCAAGCATACAAAGAAGCAAAAAATTCAAGCCCTTCTTTTGAAAAAGTAACACAAGGCGCACAGACGGCAGAAGAACGTATGAAAGCATTAAAAAACTCTTTTGATGCTTTCCAAGCGAGTGTTACCTTATCTCAGCAAGGCATTAATGAGTTAGGCGCACAAGGCGCACAAGCGCAAACACAAGGCGATGAAGGACAAGCAACAATAACAAAAACAATCGAAACTCGCTACACTAATGAAGGTGCGGAAGAAACTGCCGAAAAGACACAACTTGTGAAAGACAAGATTGATGAAGTTTCGACATCGTATGCTCGTAGCCTTGCAGCATCACAAACGGCATTCAATGAGCAAAAGAACCTTATTGGAAGTTTGGAAGGGCAAATCGCAAACTTGCAGCAAGTAATGATGCAAGCAACAAAGGCTGGCGATATGGGAACCGCAACAGAAGCCGCAAAACAGATACAAGTCCTTGAAGGACAACTAACAACCGCAAAATCAAAGTTAGAAGAATTTCAAAAAAGCGCAGAAGATGCACAGAAAAAGCTAACTGATTTTGCGAACAAAACTCCCGAAATAGAACAACGGTTGGAAAACCAAAGCACAGCATGGGGAAGACTGAAAGACCGCTTTTCAATGTTCGGTGATAGGTTTGGCAATTGGCTGAGAGGTGATGCTGATAAAGGCAAACAAGCTATATCGCAATTTACAGATATTATAGACGGAATGGGTCTTCCACTCACTAAATCCATAAAAGGTTTTAGTGCTATGACTAAATCTGCAATAGGATTTATTGCAACACCATTGGGCGCTGTATTAGCAGCAATCGTCTTTGTATTAAAAAGCGTGTATACGTATCTTAACAAGAGTGCTGAAGGACAAAAAATACTTGCTAAAGTTTCAGCGTTCTTGGGAAGTATTATGCAATCTGTTACAGATATTGTTATTGCATTCGGTAAGTACTTCTTTAAGGTATTTACAGGAGCAAACACTATAACCAACGAGTTCACGACAAATTTTGTAAAAACCTTCAAAAGTGCATTCAGTGCAGTAAAAAATCTTACAGTCGGTTTTGGTACTATTTTTAAGGGTGTATGGCAAATCATAACAGGTGAAATTAAAGAAGGCTGGACATCTATAACAAGTGGTATATCGCAGATGGGGACAGGTGTTAAAGATAGTATTTCTTCTATAACGAATACCATAAAAACACAGATTTCTGCCGCAAAATTAGGTGCTAAAATAATCTATGGACTTTTTTCTGATAAAGAATTATCGAAAGATCTATCAAATGCTTTTGGCAATATAGGTAAAAATGCAATGGCTGCAGCCGAAGGTGCAACTGAAAATTTGAAATTGTCAAAAGAAGCCGATGAAGCGAAAGAGCGCGGTCTACAGATTGACACCAAGGTTAATGATTTAAAGAATAAAGCACGTCAAACAACTGGAAAAGAAAAAGATGACTTGCTTAAACAAGCTAAGATACTGCAACAACAGAAATACTATGGCCGTGATATTTTAGACCAAAAGACAGGGCAAATAAAGCACGAGAATGGTATATATGATGTGCAGAAAAAGCAATACGATAATCTTAAAAGGATTAACGGATTACACGTTAGAAATCTTTCGGCCTTGAAGGCTGAAAGACAAGCGCGTATGGGACTTGCACAAACACAAGCACAAAGTATTGCATCAATGAGTATGCTTGTACGCATGGAAGCAGCAAATTTGCGTTCGATGAAAGCTGCTGAAAAATCAGCGGCTAAAAAAGCAGCTGCAGACGCAAAAAGAAAAGTGAATCAAGATAATAAGATTTCATCAGCAGAGCAAAAAGTTTACGATACTTACGATACTAACAATCAAGAAAGAACAAATGCCGCGGTTAGCGTAGAAGAAAAAATCATAAAGGCTAAAATTGCGGCAATGCGTGATGGCTATGCTCGTACTCGTGCTGAAAGAGAAGAACAAAACGAAGATGAACTGCGACAAATCGAAAAACAAAGAGAAGCAGCGATAAAGGCCGAAAAGAAGCGTCAACGTTCCGAATTTGATGCAATACAAGCTCTTGTTAAGAGTAAGGGCGGCAAGGCTCAAAAATGGGACGAAACAATGGTTGATAGCAAAGCGATTGATGATATAAACAGTCGTTTTGACCAATTATCAATCTTTACTTCTCAGAAGCAACAACGCACAGACCGCGATGAATTATCAAATGAATACGACAAGCAAGCAGCCGAAAAAGGTAACAGAATAAACAAATTACTAAACGATATTGAACGCATTGATGAACTAATAAAGAAATCTGACAATGAAGCCGATAAGGCTGAATTAAATAAGTTGAAGAGTCGTGTTCAAGCGCAACTTGATTGGGTTAGACAATCAAAAGATGCATGGAATGACTATGTGCAAAAATATGGCTCATTTCAAGAAAAGGTTGCTGCAATCAATGAAAAATTTGAGCATGACACTATTAATTTATCTGATGAAGACCCACTTAAAATGCGTCTTGAACGCGAGCGTGATGCAGCCATTCAGACATTGGAAGCCGCAGAAAAATTGAAGGCTTTCGATTGGATGAGTGCTTTCGGCAATCTTAGCAAATTAAGTAGTGATACACTTGAACGCGTAAAAGAACAATTAAAAGAAATCCTTGATACTGATAATAAACTCAGTGTAAGTGATAAATCTAAATTAGTTGATAAATATACCCAAGTTCAAGAGCAACTTGATAAAAATAAAACATCTTGGGTAGGTGGTGCAGTTGGAACGTTATGGAATAAAAAACTTGAGGAAAAAAGATTAAGACAAAATTACGAAGAGAAAAAAGGAATATATGATGACGCTGTTTTAAAGAACGAAGAAGCGCAACACAACAAAAAAATAGCAGACAAAAACCTTGATAATCGAAGAACGAACCTGAATGACTATCTTAAATTGCAAGGTAGTAAGATGAATGCGGACGATTTGAAAGGAATGGACGAACAACAAGCCTTGCAAGTTCTGCAACAAAGTGGTGTTAATACTTCTAAGTTCGGAGATAGCTTTGGTTCTTTATTTAAGGGATTTACGGGGGCAAGTGATGCTGCTGCACAAGCATCAGCACAAGCAAGTCAAGCAGCCAGTGCAATGCAAAATGCTGGACAAGGGTTGCAAGGAGCTAAAGCTGCAATGGGCAAAAGTGTCGTTCCGACAGATGCTATTATTAAGGGGGTAAATCAGAATGTACAATCTCTTAATGATTTAACGAAAAAATATGTCGGAAGCAATACACAATTTGCTAAAGGCATGGAGAAATTTGCGGAAAGTTCGCAAGAAGCTACTGCTGCATTCGATTCACTTAAAAGTGGCGATTTCTTTGGCGTAATCTTACATCTTAGTAATGCTTTTGAATCTCTTGCGCAAAGTATTGGCGGTTTCTTCGGATATGATGATGGTATTGCAGCATGGAAAAAAGAATTAGACCATTACAATAGACTTTCAGGTATATGGGACGACCTTATCAGTAAGAAGAGCGAATATGTTAATATGTCGTTCGGAAATAGCGCGTTAGAAGCAATTGAACAAGTCGAAAGCCTATATAAATCGGAAGAAACGAGTGCTAAAAAATTGATGCAAACATACCTTAAAATCCGCGAGATTGGCCATCATTCAAACAGTTATAAAAATAACAAAGCAATAAGAAAAGCTGGAGGTTATGATGAATGGTCTCGTTTGGCAGGTGTGAGCATAACGCAAGCAAAGGATTTTTACTTAAGAGATTATTCGTACGAAGAATTGCTTGCTCTTAAAGGCGCAAAAAATGGCGAGTTTTGGGGGAGCATGGATAAAGATATGCAAAGCTATCTTGAAACATTGCTTGAATGCAAGAAGAACACGGAAGATTTCCAACAAACGACACTTGAAAAGTTGACAGGTATAAAGTTTGATGATATGTACCAAAACTTTATGTCAGCATTAAGTGATATGAGCAAAGGCGCAGATGATTTTGTCAATGATTTTAAAAACAACATGTTGAAAGCATTGATTGAAAATCAAATGGGCGATGAAGTTAAGAAATGGACTGAAGATTTCGTTAATCGCTATCAAGCAGCCGTTAAATCTGACGGTGGAAAGATTAGTGAAACACACGCACAGCAATTCAGACAAGAAATATCAGAAGCAAGCAATAATTTTTTCCATAAGCGTCAAGATTTAGCAAATTCTATTGGTCAAGGAAATGCGGCAAGTAGCGGAGAACAGAAAAAAGGCTTTGCTACTGCAAGTGAAGAAAGTATTGAGGAACTCAGCGGACGTGCATTAGCACAGACGGAAGCTCTATACAGCATTCATGAGCAACAACTATTAGATACTGCAAAACTTGACAATGTAAACAATTCAATGTTAATGCTTATCAGTATCGAAACGCAAAGAAACAATTGGTACGATGAATCAATTAATATTCAGAAGACCTCGGTTACTCATCTTGCTAACATTGAGAAGAATACGAATGAGTTGTTTGTTATTAGCGAACGCTTGCAAAAGATAGAAAAGAACACGAGAAATATATAAAAACAATGGTAGGACAGGCAACAATAAATAATAACGATTTATTTCTGTGCTATGGAGCAAGTCTTGTAAAAGGAGCGTATAAAACGCTCTTGCAAGGCCTGCAAGCAAAGGAAATAGTTAAGAACACAAGTAGGATTGAACATGGCGATAGAGTTGTTATAACAGAAGACTATCCAATAAAGATTGCATCTCGCGAATTGTCTTTATCCTTCGTAATTGAGGGGAAAACACGTTCAGAAATGTTGTCTAATCGGAAATCATTTCTGAATGATTTAATATCATCGACAATTATAAAGTTCAATGCAAATAAGTTAGGATTAGGCTTTAAGTTTGTATTTAGAGAGGTAACAGAAATTGTTGACTACACTAATAACAAATTTAGCACGATACAAATAAAGTTCTATGAACCCAACCCACAAGACAGGATTAACTTATGAACATATCAATCTATAATGCTAATAACGAGTTACTTTATGATATGCCCTCCATTTATGAAGGGTGTATCGAAAAGTGCGAGTTGATGAAAGAAGATAGTATAACGTTAAAATTCTCGCTTGTTACTCCCATTTATTTTCCAATTGGTTCTTTCGCAATATGGAGAGGGAAGAAGTATGTCGTAACAACAATTCAAAATCCTACCTATAACGAAAATACAGGTGGTTATGATTATGAATTAAAGCTTGATGCTTATTACTATGCATGGAAATTGCGTATCTATAAATATAAGCCAGAATCAGACACATTGAATACGCGCGAAACAAATTTCTCGCTAACTGCAAATCTTGAATGGCAAGTAAGGTGTTTGTTACGATGTTTGAAAATTGAAGGTTTTATCTTTAATAAAGATACTGATTTCACTTATTTAATTCATAACATAAAAGGTGATGGCCTTGATGAAGTAAAAACATTGAGCTACAATTCAACTAACTACATTGATGCACTTAATCAAATTGCGAAAGAATGGGATACTGAATGGTGGATAACTGAAAATTTTGTGCATTTCGGTAAATGTCAAGATGCAGAAAAAACGAATGTAGATTTTATCCTTGGGAAGAATGTCGTAAATATGACATCTTCTAAAAGTGAAGGCGAACATGCTACACGTGTGTACGCCTTTGGCTCGTCACGTAATATGCCTCCTAACTGGAATAAAGGTGAAGTAGAGTTTAATGTTGTAAGCGTTGATACAAAAAATAAAACATTCAAGTTCGATAAAGATATTTATTCGGATTATTTTGAAGATTACGAAAAGACAAAGGTCTTCGATTATGAAAGAATCGAATTTAGTCCAGTAAGAAAACTGATTGACACTAAAAAAAATAAATATGATTTCATACAGATAAAATCTAATATATTTGAACTTGATGTAAACGAATACAAGTTGGGTGACAAGTTATACGCACTTGATAATTACGGCAACAAGGATAGATTTGCCTTACGTGTCCTTTGCGAAAGAAACGATTATAATCAAGGGCCAACAATAAATGGTGCGATAACAACTATTTTTCTATTCCAACAAGAAAATGACGGTAAATATTATAAAACTACAATTAAAAATCAAAAGATAGATATTAATCCAACGGGGGCATATCGAAACGCTCTTGTATATATTCCTTTCGATGAATTAAATATAACAAAGAAACAAAAATGTTACATCTTAGTTGATTTAGTGTTTTTGTATTCAGATGACTACAAAGGTGAAATTACAGTTTCTGAAGGTACAAAATTGTGTATTAGAACAAGTGCTGAATACTACAAGATACATTCTTTACTTGCAAACGTTAATACAAATGGTATTGAAAGTGCAAGTAATTCGGCCATATTCTCAACAAAGGTAGGTGAGTTTAATTTTAGGTGGGAAGACGGTGAAACAACATTGCCTAAGCAAGGTGATACATATCGCATCAAAAACCTTATAAAAAACAAATTGCCTTCATGGTGGTTTAAAGCAAATAGTCAAAATGCCGAAACCATTAAACAAATGTCAGATACTCATTTGCCACTTGCGAGTCCAGGGTATATTGATATAGAAACACCTAAAAACGATGCTGAAATTGTTGAAAAAGTACTTGTTTTCGATGATATATATCCACGGACAAAAACAACCATTACGAAAGTAAATGACAAGCAGCAAAACGTAATGAGTGATGACGGTAAGACACCAACAGGAGAAAAATATACTGAGTACTACATTCAAACTTCAGATTTCACGTTTAACGAAGAATGGCAGCTACAAAACGGAGAAAATATGAAGATTAAATTTCAATCGGGAGCACTCACTGGCCTCACTTTTGAAACAGAATATAATTCAAGCGAAACACCTCCTGAAAAAGATAATACGAATGTCGTTGAGCATACATATTTTCGCATTCTAAGACAACAATTTGATGGTGGCTTAATGTTACCCAATGGCGCAATGTATCCGAAGGTTGGTGATAAATTTATTCTTACAGGTTGGGATGTTACGCGACTTGACGAAAGTCTTATAAAGAATGCTCAAAAAGAGCTTGCAACGGAAACTGCAAAAGAATTAAAGAAAATGGCAATAGACCCGAATACGTATGAATGTACGCTATTCAGTGATATTGCATACGGAAGGAATATTGAAACGTTTATTGTTGATGAGAATGGTTTTCACCTAATAGACAAAAACGGAAACGAAATAACTACAGATAACAGCGGAAAAGAACTTAATCCTGATATGACATGGGATTTTGACATTGGAAGACGAATAACGTTATATAATGGTGCTTTCTTTCGTTCTGGTAAACGCGCATCACGTGTTATTGGTTACGAAAAGAAAATGGATATACCTTTCGATAGTCCTATCTACAAAGTTGGTGAGAAGGCAGAATATTCTCGCATTGGAGACCTAGAAAAGCAAATTAGTGGAACATCTCCTACGATAGGAACACAAGGATTGCAATATCTTGGACAGACAACAAGTGGAGGAGGTTCTGTATATCTAATCAAGAGACAAGATAAAACAGAAGCAAGTGATTCGAATACTTATTCTGCATTGAGAGCGCAAATTGAATTTCTGTCAAAACAGAAAGACCAAAATGCTTTCGGTAATATAAACTTCCTGTCTGGGATTAGTGCTAAAGGTTCTAATAACGGAACTGCAACAGCAGCGGACGGAATTTGCGAATATTATTAAAATAAAAATATGGCAAGACTTTTATCAACATGGTTTGACGGATTTATAGGCTCGGCAAAAGCAACAGGTAATTTTGTGCTGAATGCCCTCGGCAAAAAAGTGCCAGAAATGGCTGAACACTATATGTCCGATTTTGGTGGGTATGGTTGGAAAATGCAAGAAGACGCGAATGGAAAATATATCCTTGAATTGGATAGTTTGAAAATTCGTGAGAGCCTTATTGCACATGAACTAATTATAGACCAAATACGTGCTATCTGTGGCTCATTAGGCATCAGCCAAGCGTGCGGTAAGGTAAAGAAAGTGCAATCAGATAGTACTAATTACTACCTTATCATGGAGGGCGAAGAAACGCATGGATATGGCGGCTTTGCAGCGAAAGATTTTATCCGTTGTCAACGTTGGACTGGTAATGGGCTAAAAGGTTATTGGGTTAAGGTTAATTTTTTGGGAGATAATGGAAATGGACATCAAAATGTTTTAGCTATAAGCAAATCTGAATTTAAAGGTGTTATCAATCAAGACAACGGCACGAAAGCAGACAATGTAAGCGAAAGCACATCTTCTATGTCGTTACCTTCGGCTGGAGACGAAATCGTGCAGTATGGTAACGAAATAGATAAAACGCGACAAAGCGCAATCTACATTCACGCAAATGGAAATGGGCAACCCGCACTTGATATTCTTACAGGCATTCATTCTAAGTCTTTTGACGGTTGTTTAGCTTGTCGCCTTGGTGGAGACTTACCAAATGGTGGCTTCGGCCTATATAGCAAGAACGGCCGTGTTATGTCACAGTCAGAAAGTGGAGAAGTGCACTATACACTTAACCCAGACGGAACATTTGAACTCGGTAAAGGCGCGATTTCCTATGACGGCAAAGGAACAGTGACTATCGGTAGCAATGTAGTTATCAAGTGGGGAGCGCAGAGCCAAACGACCTACAAATGGGCCGTTAGCGACAATGGAGTTACCGCCCCGAATAGTGGCTGGGACAGTACGTTCCCAACCAACATTGCGCAAGGCAAGTACATTTGGAAGCGCACATTCTATCCAGACGGCACTGAAACTACGGAACTGATTGGCTTCGTAGGTAAGGACGGAAAGATACCAACATTCACGTACGAATACGCTACAGGCACATCGGGAACGACAGCACCTACTAAAGATTGGAGCAGTACGTTTCCAACAAATGTTACACAAGGTATGTACATTTGGAAACGCACAAAAGATAGTGACGGTAAAGTCGTGGCTACAGAATTGATTGGTTATGTTGGCGAAGACGGAAAAACCCCTACTTATACATACAAATATGCTACGAACACATCAAGTACACAACAACCGAGTAGGGGTTGGAGTAACACTTTCCCAACAAACATTGAGAAGGGAACGTACATTTGGAGACAGACATTGAATAGTAGTGGAGAAGTAGTTATTACAGAATTGATTGGTTATGTTGGCGAGGACGGAAAGATACCTACTTATACATACAAATATGCTACAAGCACTTCTGATACTATTGAGCCAAATGGAACATGGAGTGATATGTTCCCAACTAATATTCCAAAAGGTTCGTACGTTTGGAGAAAAACGATTGATAAAAATGGAAACATTATCGCAACAGAAGTTATCTATTACAAAAGTTTAGACGGAATACAAGGCCCTCGCGGCCCACAAGGCGATGACGGTGCAGCCTATTATATTCTCGCCCCCGTTGGGTCTATATCGCGAACACAAAAAGGCGGTGCGACACCCTCTTATAGCCAAAAGACGATTACCGTTGAAGCCTACCGAACGCAAGGATTAAAATCTACGAAGTTTACAGGAGGTGTAATGAGGTGGGCCGTATATGGATCTGACGGCACTACTATTGCACAAGCAGGTACTGGTGACACCGTAACACTCGTAGCAACCAGCGCAACACGAATAGAGTTTAAACTCTACGTTAGCGAAGTAGAAGTAGCACAAAAAACTATTCCTGTCGTTTGGAATGGTAAGGACGGTACGAACGGCAAAGACGGCAAAGACGGAGCTGACGGGACAAGCCTGCATAACAACTTACTCGTACATACCGACTTTGCTCCAAAGGCGGAGAACTATGCTGGCACGTGGCTCAATTTCCGCTCATCGCTCGCCACGATTAGCGGCACGCTGAATGAGGGTGCAACGGTGGGCGATACGGATATGCTCTCTGCTTCGGTATCGACACAGACAGACATGTTCCGATATGATGTAACAAAGTTGCTCAGCCCTCAGACGTGGTACGTTATAGGCATTACAATGCGTGGCTCTGGTATTGCTACCGTATATTGTTATCCCGACACTAACGAACAAACGATTTACGTTGACGGAGACGCAAAAGGCTCTCCAAGTGACGCAAGTGCCGCATTTGCGTTGACCTCAACGTGGAGACGTCATTACATCGCATTCTGCACGAAGTCAAGCCTTAGCGGTACAAAGTATGTACTTGTACGATTGTCAAGTGGCGCGCAAGCAGACATCTCAATGGTCACATTGGGTAGACCATACGGAGGTGGCTCAGCATTAACCGCTGACGGCTACATTCAGAATGATGCGCAGCTTATTCGCATGGCTACACCTTCCAACATGGAAACGTTCTGTGGTATCAACTCTTTGTGTGCATGGCGAAGCAGTGAACGCGATTTTGACTTCTATTCGCAATCGTTAGGCTCAACAATCATGTCGGGACAATGGTACACACTCTCTTTCTACGCACGTGGATCGGGTAGTCTCAACACATACGTATATGATTATGGAGGACGCGTCTTGTCTGATGCAAGCGCAGATATGCCAATGGCTGACGGAGTGAAGGAAACTGCATTTAAGAATGACGGAAGCCATACATGGGAGCTAACCGCAGAATGGGTGCGACACATCTACACATTCCGCGTCCGCACGGACGGCACTTACTCCTCACCTATATTGCTATTCAGAGCAACAATAGGCACAAGCGGTGACTTCATTGCTATCAATCAAGTAAAGCTCGAAGTGGGCAAAACCGCTTCCGATTGGTGCTTAAACGAAATGGACAAAAAAGCCGTCTCTTTGCCCGACTGGATGAAAGCCTTCAACGGTTACACCATGAGCGGTGACAATTACATCGCAAGTGGTAACGCGTTCTTCGGCAAGAAAGAAGAGATTGACAACACTTATACAGGGTGCTTTATGTCGTCCAACGGATTGCAGATAGGTGGCAATACAGTCGTAGGTCTGTACGCATTAGACCACAACATACTGAAAGTCGCAATCGACCCCGTACACCAACAATACTACTTCAAAGGCAAAGTATATGCCGATGAAGGCGTCTTTAAAGGCACAATATATGCTGACCAAGGTGTATTTAACGGAATTACAACGGGTAGGCAGCTTAACTCGGTAACTACTATAGATACTACTAACTGTGATAACTACCTTGAGTTAAGAACGTTTGATGTTACAGGCACGACAACAGCTAAAGCCTATACAAAGTACGCATACCCCATTATCCCTAATCTATCAACCATTATCAATGTTAACTCATTACCCGAAACGGTAACGGTCGACGAAAGCACCGCTGATACGAAGATTAAAGTAACGAAAAACTATCGATGTTGGAAGTTGCCACCTTATGGCAGTAAGGACGAAGACATTCAGCAAGCACTCGCTCTCATCGGTTGCAAATTAGTCATCTATAACAATGTCGGAAGTTACAAAATAGACCTTTATGGCCGTTTCTTTAAGGCTGGGGAAACTGATTTTAAGGCAAAGTTAACGCTCGCAAAAGGTCTGGTCGCATTGACCATGTGTGTCGGGACTGACGGACAATTTTATTGGCAATATGATGGTGCAATAGCCGAATTAAAAGTAGACGAATCTAAATTTACTGGAACGTTAAAGCCTGGTACTGGGTTCCAATATAAGGTAGAAATCGATTAACCTCCCATTATAAGACCTAATAATTAACAATCATTGCAAAAACCTACAAAAAACAAATAACATGGCAACAAAAAAACTCTCAGAAGCATTAGCAGAGCTACAGAAAGCAGCGAGTGTGAGCGGATTGGACGTGCGATTGGTCGTTGCTGGACAATCAAGCACGGACAATGCACAAACTATCACGCTACAACAATTGCTCACGGCATTGAATGTACCCACCGCACAGAGTGGCACGCAAGGAACAAATAAGAACTACATTTATTCTACTGGTACTGATGCTGATAAAAACTGTGTTGCGTCATGTAACTGGTGGATTTATTCAGAAAATGGTAGAATATATGTTCGTTGGAAAAGATGGGGCGCTGATAATAATACTCATTATGACCATGATAATGAAGCACATCAAACATCACAGTATATGATACCATATATGGGTAGTGATGGTGGCGCATGTTATCAAGACGGACTTTTACCGTGGCAATGGGGGCAACGAATTAAAGACTGTGGAGTAAACTTTAGATTCATTCGAGAGGAGCTAAGTACAGCAGAATATGTTAATTTACGCTATCTGAATTTTGCAAATGGTGGAGCGTATGATACACCAATTTCTAAGGCAACAACTGCTAAGGCTGGGGTGATGACTGCACAAGATAAGACTAAGCTTGATAATTTAACTGCTTATGCGCGTGACCTTGGGAACTTTGAGTCAGAGGAAGCAGCTCTTAATGCACTTAAAGATATTGAAATATCAAGCAACTCTAATATTGTACACGTACATTGCACGTATGCTGATGGTGCGATGAGCATTACAATGATGCAAAATGTTGAAAATGATTATACAAGACAAATAATTTTCAACAAATCAAAGGTTTTTCAACGTGCTGTTTATTTCACTGATGGCACTCGCCAAGAAATCAGCTATGCAGAAGATTGGAGTTGTCTCTTTGGTGATAGATTACAATGGGATAGCGGAGAAAATAAATATGTATTACGCCAATTCGATTTGTCGTTCAATAAGGAACATACAGACCCTATACCCACCGCAACTGCAAACAATGATGGCTTAATGTCTGCTGCCGACAAACAACTTTTAGACCAAATTAAAACGAAACTTGGCTTATGACAAACCCAATCAGCACAAGCAATGCTAACCCATTAGTCACCACAAGCGGAGCTATTATAGGTGGCACGTTCTATGCCGAATTGATACAAGTACTATTCGACCTGCGATGGCTTGTACTCTTTATAGTAGTGCTTGTTTTTACAGATTTTTGGTCGGGTTTAACTGCAAGCGTAAAAATTAAAAAACAAGACTTTCGCTTAAGTCGTGCATTGCGAAGAACTATCACAAAGTTCTTGGAGTACATTAATTTTATCATCTTCGGGCTGCTTCTCGCCAAAGCAATACTTGAACCTTTTGGCATAGGTACAGACATAACAGGTGGCGCAATAGGAGCATCAGCAGCATTGCTCATCGAATTTGATTCAATATATGGGCATATTTGCGACATACACGGCATTAAGAGTAGGTTTAGCCTAAAACGCATGTTCGTTGCTTACATTAAACGAAAAAATGAAGATGTAGGCGAAGCAGTTGAAGAAGGAATGAAAGAATAAAAAATAAGGCATACAATAAAAATAAAAACAAATGGCAGACTACCGAAAATTAATACCCTTTATCCTTAAATTTGAGGGAGGGTTCGTAAACGACCCTGCAGATAGCGGAGGTCCAACAAACAAGGGTGTAACCCTTAACACATTCCGCAGCGTATATGGCCGAACAAAAACAATCAACGACCTAAAGCACATGACCGACAACGAGTGGCGACACATATTCAAGTCACTCTATTGGGACAAATGCAAAGCTGACGATATAGCAGACCAAAGCATAGCCAACCTATTAGTAGATTGGGCTTACAATAGCGGAACATCGTTAGCAATACGGCATATACAACGCATAGTAGGTGTTAATGCAGATGGCATCATGGGTAATATAACATTATCAGCCATCAACAGACACTCTCCACTACCCTTATTTGGCGCGTTGAAGAAAGACCGCATAGCCTTTTTTAATGTAACCGTCCAAAAAAATCCGCGTAAGAAGAAGTTCTTGAAAGGGTGGCTAAATCGGGTGAACCACTTTGCGTATGGCAAGTTCGTATAAAACAAAACTGCCACACGGCAAACTCGTGCAGCAGTAAGGTGTTCTAATAAATCTTTGCTTATGGTGGCTAATGTTTGCAGCCTATCAGAATTGTACAGATTTCAGATGGTCAACAAACTTGTTTAATCCTTGCTGGATAATATACAACTGCTTGTCTGATGCTGATGCAAGTCCTTGCTTGTATTTGCGCATTAAAGAGGGGTTAAGCCCAACAAAACGAGCAAATTCAGAGGCGTTGATAAAGGGAAATGCAAGAAAGAATGCTGTCAAATCGTATGTAAACGATATTTCTGCATTTTTCCAATCTGGATATTTCCCGTGTTTCTCAAAGAAGTAATCAACTTGCTCTTTGAAAACATCGTTAAAATCTTCCCTTGCTTCTGATTCGGTTTTGCCATAGCCAAGCAGCCAGGGCATTTCCCGAACACAGATGGCAAATCCGCCATCTTGTCCGCGTTCAATAACAGCATTAAGTTTCATATTACTTGGCATTTTGGGGTTATTCAAATAGAAAGAACCGCTCCACTTAATATGGAGCGGAGAACCATGGTTCTTTTACTTCTTAGGTTGTTTCAACCCAGCCGCCCTCAAAATAGAATTTAGTGTGCCAGTAGGCACTTCTGCTGATTTATGACGGCCAACGGGTATGAAAAAGTCAAAATCGGAATGAACATATTTGAAATGTCGCGAACCTTTTTTGATTTTCCAACCATTGGATTCTAACAACCTATACAACTCTGAAAATTTTACCAT